TTGTACAAATCGTCCCATTGGTTGCTCTGCGCCACCACTCCGGGCATTGACTCGAACAGGAACGGGTTCTTCTGGATCACACGGACAATTGGAAGGAAATACATCCTCTCAGCGAGACAGAAATCCAACGGACCTCCGTTCATGATTCGCGATCTTTCCGACACAATCTTTCTGAAAGGGAGAGCTTCATCTTTGATGTGTGCAATGAAGATGGGCGAAAACAGCTCGTTGTTGTCGTATCGCTCAAAAAGCACTTCCATGCGTTCTTTAACCTCATCATTGACGTCAAGGGGTTCCTGCCAACAATCGTAGGCCGGTAATTTCTCCGTAACAGCCTTCTTGGTGCGCATCCAGGGGAAGCCAGCACTGGACGAGCGGTTGATGCTGTCAATGAACTTTCGGCCTGGGATACCATTGATGGCAGATGCGAGGTCAAGCGGGGCCTTCAACTCAGCCTTGTACTCATCAGGTAAATGGGACATAACTTCTCCAACATAAGCATCCGCACATTTTCGCAAAATTGAATCCTTGAACAAGTGGGTCTGCTCTATGACAGGAAGGAGATTGTTACGCCAAACGCGGCGACCCTTCATCACGGGAGCACCAGTGTTGACCTGGTAACCGCGTTTAACAGCGGCCGCGCGCATCAAGGTAGGACCAACGCTCGACTTGGGCTGAGCACGGGGGAAAGTGCTCTGACCATACACCCTCCCGACACCATGTCCGATGTACCGGAAAACAGATTTAGGGTGCAGCGCAATGAGTCCCACATTCTTATCCTTACTCTGCAACAATGGCGGAGAGGGTGAGAAAATTGGTAGAAAGAACTTCTTGGCGTTTTCAACGTCTGCCTTGCGGATACACGTGGCCATACCGTCAGCCTTGCCCGTAATGCCTGCAACATGCAATCCGGCCACGACTGGACCTGATGGCGTGTTGAGAACGAGCGGAGAACCGCAAAGTCCTGTGAAAGACGGAACGGGGAGCTGGTACTTCCAGACATCGAGCACATGCTTGAGTCCAGGAAGATCCACCTTCTCAGTGTACACAGCACGCGCAACAGACAAGTTATCCACGAGACCATCCCTACCTCGATTCACGACAGTGCCGCGACACACCGTCCTAACATTATCAATCGGAAAGAGATCTGACAAATCAGGACAGTCAAAGGAGTCTAATAGTTGGAAGAACACTAGCTCCTTTTCTGGAACGCGCAGAGCTGATGCGGAATCGAAAATGCGCGTGACATTCGTGGTCAGCCCAGGATTGTGTGCTTCGCGCGTGACAATCATGGTGTACACTCCGTCTGGAAGAACATGGTTATCCGTGACATAGAGTCTACCCCCGACACAAACGGCACGACCCTCGCGTGTGACCTTTTCTCCGTTTAAATCTCGAATGGTTTGGATGTGCACCACACTGTTCGCAACCTTGGCACAAATAGCCGTCCACTCCAAATTCTTCCACGACTTGGTCTTGTGTGAGATGGCCATATCTGCGCGGTAATCATTCTTCTGGTGGTAGAAATTTTCCACTTCATCTCCCGCTGAATCTGGTCTGACACCGGTCTGTGCCAATCGTGAGACCTTCGGAATTTCAGTTATGCCATGGTCACCACCATCAGCTTGCAACTTAAACTCAG